ATAGATAATAGTGTGACAGTTATAATAAATAACCCAAATGTCAATAATTTAATACCNGATGCTANTAGAGCAGGAANGATAATTGAGANNAGNGCATCAAAAAAACCAGTGAGTAACACAATTAATACTGCACNGTAAGAGGAAAANATGACACAAAGTATTTANCAAACACAAATTGCAAATATNGGGAAAGANNTNGCTACTAATTTCAGAGCAATGGGTGATTCCNTGTTAAGTCATGGTNTAGCACTTTCTCGTTCTCTTAAAGGATATATNCCTCCNCAATGGGGGCAAGAATTAATAATGATCAANGCAAGTAAGAGAACAAGCATTACTGNTGAATTGGAAAAAGATCAGTCTACNGTGGAAGCAGATGTTTGGAGTGATTATTCTGGTGGNGANATAAGTGCNATTGAATCAGANACNTATTTTTTCGATGCNGTAATGGAAGAAAACCATAGCAGTAGATTGACGATTACTAAACACCCTGTTCAAGANAGAGCAAGTATAGCTGATCATGCTTTTTTAGAACCGAGAGAATTAACTCTGGAAGTACGAATGAGTGATGTCATGGGTGTTTTAGTTCCTGGTCANTATGCGGATGGTGATTCTAAATCTGTCGCTGCTTATCGAAAGTTTTGTGAANTGCAAGAANCCAGAAGTCCTTTGGTGATTCAAACAAGGTTAAAACGATATGAAAATATGNTGATTGAAAGCATAACAACNCCAGATACAAAAGAAACGAAACANGGTTTGAAATGCACAATAAAATTCAAAGAAATTATTATAGCAGAAATTATAACTGGTGTTGAGACTGCCAGAATTCATGCAGGAGGAGTGGGTAGTGGTGGAACGAAAAAAGCAATCCCTGCTCAAACTAATCCTTCTATACTGTGGAGAATATTTAACGGATGGGGTTTTTAATAGAGGAATACAATGGACGATATTTTAATAAATTCATTACAAGAAGTTCCTGTAACTAACAGACCAAACCAACGATTTGATTGTATCTTGGAGTTTGATGGTAAGAGTGTGACTTATCAATTTGATTTTAGGTTTAATGAAGTCGGACAAATTTGGATGATGACAATAACCGATCCGATAACTGGAGAATATATTTTGGATTCTGTTCCTGTTTTGGGTGGTATTGCTGATTCTTCAGACCTTCTTTCTCAATTTGGTTATTTAGGATTGGGAAGTGCTTTTGTTGTTAATATATCTAATATCCCAAAAGATTCTCCTAACGATAAGGATTTTGGGAGAGACTTTAAACTTTTGTGGGGAAACAAACAAACATGAGTTATAAGCCACCTTCAAAAGAATATTTTTTAAGACGATGGAGAATCACTTTTATCCCTGATCAAGGTGATGCCATTATTTTATCTGATAGTGAATTAAAAGAAAAAGCATTGCATTGTGAATTTGAATGCGAAAATGCTTATACAGTTCCATGTTTTGGTGCTGTTACTGTTTTTAATTTGAGTTGGGACGATACATCTAATATCATCAGAACAGAAAACGCTTTTATAAGAATAGAAGCAGGTTACAAAGGTGCAGGTAATTTTGGTGTTATCTGGGAAGCACCAGTAATTCAATATATTCGAGCAAGGGAACAAGTTGTAGATTGGACATTGACATTTTCAAGTGTGAATACACGAGGAATGTTAGATAAGAATTGGGTTAGAACTTCAATTGTACAATCTGATCCAAGAGAAAGAATAGAAGCTATTTGCAATGGAACGCATGATCCAGACAAAAAAATATCGTATCAACCTATCACCGCAGAATTAAGCAGTAAAAAATTGGAAAGACAAAGAATATTGTTTGGGAATCCTGGGAAGTTATTGGAAGACGTTGAAAAAGACCAGAGGGTTCAAGTTTCTATTATTGATAAAAAGCTTGTTGTTGCTGATCCTACTATTGAAGAAAGCAGTTTGAAAATAGTGAAGTCTCCGAGCACAGGATTGATAGGAACTCCTCAACAATCACAAAAGGGAATTAACTTTACTTGTTTGCTTGATCCAAGATTAGGATATACATCTCCAGTATCTATGGTTCAAATAAAAGATGTTCTTGTGCAAGAACAAAAATTAAGACCACAAGCAGGATCTTATCCAGCAGTTCCATTAGATGTTAATGGAAATTATAAGGTAATGTCTGCTAGGCATCATGGTAGCACAAGAGGAAATGATTGGTATTCTGAAGTGATGGCAATAAATACAGTCCATAATCTTATGGATGGTTTGTTGGGATCAGGTTCAAGGAAAGATAATAACAGTTCTGGGTTGAGTATGTACTAATGATTAAAGTAACTGAAATGATACCTAATGATGTGAAATGGTTGAAAACAATCATATCACAATATTGCAATGATGTTCGTGTTGCCATCCCTGCTATTATCGAAAGTTTTGATAAGGAACGATTAACGGTCAAAGCACGAATAGCAATCCAAGAAATTATTGATATAGACGGTGTATTAACCGAAATGGAAATACCAGTTCTTGCGGATGTTCCTGTAATGAATTTAACTGGTGGTGACTACAGCATTACAATGCCCATTAAAGCAGGAGATGAGTGTCTTATTGTTTTCGCAGATATGTGTATTGATGATTGGTGGAAGAACGGTGGCGTTAAGAGTCAAATTGAAAGACGTAGACACAATCTTTCCGATGGATTTGCGATCATTGGTTTCAGAAGTCAAGTGAATCTTATTGAAGAGTATTCAGAAGATTCAATACAAATAAGAAATAAAGATGCTTCCACCTTGATTGATTTAAAAGACGATGATATTCTTCTTAAAGTAAAAGAAACGACCATTGAAGTAGAAGATGGTGAAATAAATATAAAGAGTTCTTCGGATGTGAATGTTGAAGCAACAAATGTTTCTGTTGATGCAACAAATGTAGAAGTTAAAGGAACTACAATTGATGTTGATGGAACGAATGTAAATGTAAAAGGAACTTTGATTAACTTGGGTGAGGGACTCCAAGGTGTGGCAAGAATTGGAGATACTGTTAATTTAGAAACAGGATTAATAATTACTGGTAGTGCAAAAGTAATTGCGGGGTAAAAATGAGATATAGAAGATTGTCAACAGAACATGAACCAGTATATGGTGGAGGAAGAAATTCTTTTGTTACTAATGTTGATGCAGTAGCACAAGCAATTTTGACAAAGATAAGATTGTTTCAAGGTGAATGGTGGGAAAATCTTGTCGAAGGAACTCCCATGTTTCAAGCCATATTGGGAACGATTCCAGCAAATAAAGAAGCAATCGATAGAATTTTATCAGAAAGAATTTTAGCAGTTCCAAATGTTATTTCCATAGAAGAACTATACTCAACCATTAACAACAGAATATATTCTGTAATTATTAGAGTTAATACTGCATTCGGACAGGTAATAGTTACAAACAATCAGGGATGACGATGGTAATTTATAAAATTTTAAATAAAATTAATGGTAAGATTTATATTGGGCAAACCGATAAAGAATTAAGTAAACGAATTGCCATGCACATTAATACTAATAAAACATATGTGCAGCGAGCTTTGAATAAATATGGTGTTAATGCTTTTGATATTTCTATAATTGATTCAGCAGACACAAGAGAAATTTTACATGAAAAAGAGATTTATTGGATAAAAACATTAGATTGCAAAGTACCAAAAGGGTATAACTTAACTGACGGTGGTGAAGGGGTTGGTGGTTATTCTCATTCAGAAGAAACCAGAAAAAAGATAAGTAAAAATACTAGAGAAGCAATGTCTAATTTATCACCAGAAAAAAAAGAGAAACTCAAAAGTAGAAAAGGTAAATTAGGTCAGTTAAATTATAATTATGGAAAGAAAGTTTCACCAGAAATTATAGAAAAATTGCGTTTGTCTCACTTGGGAATTCCTAGTGGAAACAAAGGAAAGAAACATCCATATAAAGCAAGATCACCAAGACCTGATATGGTAGGAGAAAATAATCCTGCAAAACGCCCTGAAGTAAGGGAGAAAATAAAAGCGAATCATCCTATGAAAAGATCAGAAGTAGTTGCTAAATTTGTTAAAACAAAAACAGGAATGAAATATAAACAAGAAACTAAACCACAAAAAAAACGACCACCAGTGACAGAGAATACACGAAAATTATTAAGTGAAAAAACTTCACTTTATTGGAAAAACAAAAGAGGGGGAGAATAAATATGTATTTTGTACCTTTTTGCGATGATTTTGGACTCCATATACCAACATATCAAGATATTTTGGATTCGTTATTAGATAATTTTCGAGCAATCTATGGTCAAGATGTTTATCTGGATGCAGACGCTGCGGATTACCAATATATGTCTGCGATTGCTTTAAAGATATCAGATTGCTTGCAAGCGATTCAAATTGCTTACAATGTTAGAAGTCCTTTGACTGCGATTGGTGCTGCTTTGGATTCAGTCGTTAAGATAAATGGATTGACTAGATTGGAAGCTTCTTATTCTACTTGTGAAGTTGTTTTGACTGGTACTCGAAGAGTAACCATAACGAACGGTGTTGTTCAAGATGAGAATGGAATCAAGTGGGATTTACCTGCGACTGCTACTTTGGTCGCTGCTGGGAGTCCTTTGGGAAGTACATATATTGCTACTGTCACTGCAAGGTGTCAGGAGATAGGTGCAATAACTGCATTACCCGGAACGATAACAACAATTTCTACTCCAACTTCGGGTTGGTCTTCTGTTATAAATGAAGAGTCTGCAATTCCTGGTCAACCGATTGAGACAGATGCCCAATTGCGAGTGAGACAAGCACTTTCGGTTGCGTTACCATCTCAAACAATGTTGGCAGGAACTTTAGCTGCGATCAGAACTTTGAATGAAGTGATAAGAGCCGAAGTGTATGAGAATCCTACTAATGAAGTTGATGAACACGGACATCCTGCACATTCAATAACTTGTGTTGTTGAAGGTGGTGCAGATGAGGATATTGCAGAAGCTATTTACAATAATCGTGGTATTGGTTGCTATATAAATGGTGATCAAGAAGTAGTGCATGAAGATCCTGATTCTGGTGTGTTGTCTACTATGAGGTTTTATCGAGTTGAAGATGTGCCAGTTTACGTTAGGGTAACAATTACAAAATTAAGTTTGTATTCCGCAGCCACGCCAGATTTGATTAAAGCTGCTTTAGCAGAGTATTTTGAGAGTTTAGGAATTGGAGAAACTCTTCGATACTCTATTTTGTATGGAGTTGTTTTAAGTGTGATGGTCGACAATACAGAGCCTTCATTCACAATAACTGATTTACAAATTGGAAAATCTGCGAGCCCGTTAGCAACGGACGATATTGTTTTGACGTTTCAAGAAGCCACGCAGGGAGACGTTGCTAATATTACAGTGGTAGAAGAAGAGGAAGTGTAAATGAGTAAGGACTACTTTTTAAGATTACCTACAGAACCTGAAAGGTATTTTAAAATTACTATTGATGATGAAGTTTCTCCTCCTACACAAACAATTGAGGAGTTAACTGAATCCCCATCCCCAGTTTTTGATTCTAAAACACCTCCTAATGTTCCGAGTTCGGAAGCTCCTTACAAAAGAACATTAACATATTATATGAAATTGCCTACGCCACAATATCAGAATTCAGGTAATTTTTTAGATTTTCTTGAAACACCTTTAACGATGTTGGACGACGCTGAATACATGGTGAATCAGTTATATGAATTGTTTGATATTGACTTGGGTGTAAATTATTTTGTTTCTCAAGTTGGTCAATTATTAATGGAAGATGGTGGTGTTCTTCTGTTGGAGAGTGGGGAATTTATTGATGGTGGTTATATTTATCCTGATGGGACGATGAGTCCTGCTTTGGATATATTAGGAATAATTGTTGGATTGCCTAGAATAGTAAAGTTTGTTCCGACTGGTGGGGTGAGTCCAATAATGGATGACGAAACTTATCGTTTGGCATTAAAAGCTAAAATGGCTATAAATCATTGGGATGGTAAAATAGGGAGTCTCCAAGGAATTTGGAAAACCTTATTCCCTGAAGGAATTGTGGAGATAATTGATAACCAAGATATGACAATGGAAATAACCACCACTGGTACTTTTACATCCATGATTATGGATTTAATTGACAATGGGTATATTGTTCCAATCCCACAGGCAGTTGGGTATAATCTGGAAGTTCCAGATTACCCATTATTTGGTTTTGATCGTGATGATGAATACGTGAGTGGTTTTAGTGACGATGGTTTAGAAAATGGTGGTTGGTGGAGACGACCTACTTAAAAAGAAAGGAATAAAAAATGGCTACAAATTTATTTAAACAATGGAATCCGTTAAAGAATAACCAGAAGTCAGATGTTGCTTATGAGTCTGACGTTCAAAGGAGTGGTGGTGCAGTTAGTGGTGTTCACCCTGCTTCCACCTTTAATAAATTAGCGTATCAGATGTCTACCTTTATTTATTGTCTTGCAGAAGCAATGAAAAACAAAGGTTACAATATGAGTGATGCTGATCCTGCGGCACTAACAACTATTTTAGAAGACATATTAACAAAAGCAGATCAAATCCAATCTGACTGGGTTCAAACTGATTCTGGTCAAATGGATTACATTAAAAACAAGCCAACGATAATTGATCCCGTTCAAAGTGATTGGAATGAGGCAGACACAAATTCATTAGCTTTTATTAAAAATAAAGCTACTGTTACTAACTCCATTAACAATGCCAAACTTATGGCTGATGTGCGAAGAGGGGAGACCATTAGTTCAAATTCATTGAATGTGGCAGTAAGTGCAGGGACTTGGTTTGTTTTAGCACAAGCTAGATTGATCGAAGCTGTTGGAGCTAATTTTACCCTTTTAGTAAATGGTGTTTTGGTAGACACCTTGAAATCTGTAAATTACGAAGGAGCTGAAATTTATAAACTAATGGGCATGACAGAAGTAATAATGCCAAGTGCTGGTAATATTACTATTTCGTTGGGAAGTTCTAGTTGGCCTGGTTCGTCTGCGTACCCCAAAATGATGGGGCTTGCTATAAGGATTGCGTAATATGAATTTGATTGTTATTGGTTCTCATTCAGAAGCTAAAAATGAAGTGGCTAAAGCAATTGAGTTGTTCAACGGAAATTGTGATTTCATGGCTATAGGTGTGGACGCAGTTCTTATTTACGAAGATGAATTAAAGTATATGGCAACATTCCACCCTGACGATATTTTGGAAGCTAAAAAAAGAAGAAGAAATAAAGGATTGAATGATAATTTTCAGGTGATTTCACATAGAGAAAAGGATAAGTATCTCGATGGTACGCAAAAAATGTTTGAAGTTGATATCATCGAACCATATGACACAAAAGTTGGAGATGTGAGTGGATCGAGTGCTTTGCTTGGAGTAAAGAATGCTTTAAAACAAGGATACACAAAAATAATATTATGTGGATGCCCAATGACAGGGAAGAATGACAAAAACCATCCTTATGAAACTTTTAGAAAAGGATGGGAAAAAGAGAAGGAATTAGTAAAAGAGAATGTCAGATCTTTGTCAGGGTGGACACGAGAATTTTTAAATGAACCGACAAAGGAGTGGNTAAATGGAACAAAAGGAGAAGTTTGAAAAAATCTGGAATGAAGGAGACTATAGAAGAGGATCNACTGCACAAAGATTAGTTCCTTTTCTTTTAGAACAGATTCCAGAAGGATGTACGATTAATGATTATGGTTGTGGAACTGGTCGTGCGGAATTAGAGATATTACAACATCGTCCAGATCAAATAATAAACATGGTGGATATTGCTCGAAACGCTTTAGAGTTTGATGTCCTTCAATACAAACCACTATCATTCAAGGTTTCCGATTTATCCGATCTTGGAGAAGATTTCCCAAAAGCAGAATGGGGAATTTGCATAAACACTTTAATGGTTGTTCAACCTGAAAAGTTAGATTCCATACTTTCAGAGATTAAAAGAACGTGTGATAACTTCATATTTGAAGCATACGATTTAAACGATGTGAGATGTGGAATGAACTTAACTACAATCGCAAAAAACAAAAATGGATGGGAAGAAAAACTAAAAGAGTTTTGGCAAGACGTTCAATTCCATACAAGCAAGGAATCGAACAGAAGGTTTATTTTTGTTTG